CCACAAATGTTGTCGCCGACTATATTGCCAGATGAAAGAGATCGTGAGATCGCAATGCGACAAATGGGTGGGTTGGGATCTTTAGTCTGAGGACTCAGTAGCTTTTATAATCGCGCCGTCAACTTCATAATCTAGATCGAGGCCATGAATGTCTTGGCCATCTACATTAATAATGACGTTTCTTGAAATCAGCCTTAGCAATGCAGCTTGTTGGTGTAGTGTAGTTCTACTAAAAACATCGACAATCTCTTGCGCCTCCATAACCGGGCGATAAGACTGCGGTGTTGGTTTAGTTTTAGCCATGATTTTATTAAACAGCTTCATCTGCATTGACCGTAGCTAATCGTTTGTGTTCTTTTTGTATTAACACTTTAAGCTGATCTATTTTAGATCGGTGCTCACTTGCGCATATCTCACACAACAGATCATAAGTGCTAGGATCCACTGCTAAACTTTTTCTAATTTCTTTTCCTTCGCTCATAATTTTTTATATAAATATATTTATGGTTTGGTATATTCTATAAAAATTTACACAAATATACAACATCTTATTTATATTTATCTGATATACTAAATCGCATGTATAAACTTAGAAACTATCTGTTGAGCATGCAGTCGCATTGGATGATAAACCATACGACGTATCAAGCTGTCCAGGACAGTATTCCAGCCGTGGTCAAATACAAGGCCAATAATGGCATGGAGGATATGGCCAAGACTCCGGTGCATGATGTGGTCAAGAAGATCTATCCAGAGATTTACCGGTTTCCTTTGTTTCGCAGACACTTTTGTACTATTTTGCTACGCGAGATAGAACACATGAAAAAAGAGATAGGCTTTGCGGGCAATGCTGAGGAAGATACTTTGCGACAGATCCCAGAGATTGTTTTAAAAGAACATGTGCCTGAGCTGTATCGGACCATGTGGTTTGTAGTGCAAACAGTATTAAATCCGATCTTCAATGCTATTTGGCAACGCGACTGTAAAGATCCTGCAAGCATACAGATTGCTAACTACAATCTAATCGATAAACAACAAGGCGCCTGGCACCATGATGAATCGGCAGATATATCGGTGGTGGTGCCGTTGAATACTGGTAAGTATAAAGGTGGCGGCACAGCGTTCCACAATTATGGTGAAGTGGCGCCCTTGCCGACAGGACATGCACTCATGTTTCCATCTTTTAATAACCTACACAAAGGCTTACCTGTTGAGGGTGGCGACAGATATCTATTGGTTTTCTGGCTATGTGATAAGCAAAAAACCGTAGATTTATACCATTCTTTAGACTAAAAAAACTTGTTATTATTGTGTGTAAATAGTTGCAAATAGTTGCAATTTTTAGTATATTGGGGTGTGGGAATTTTATTTGAAAACAACAAAAAGGAGGGTGAAATGACTGCGATATATAAATTAGTTGACGAAGTTACTGGTGCTGAGATCAACGCGGGTGACAAGGTAAAGACATTCAGAGATGAAGTTGTGACTGTTACTGGTTGGGAAACCAATGGTAGAAACAGAGTCTACTACGCCTATGAAGATGGCTACAATGTCAATGTTGAAGGTGGCAAGTATGCTGGTGTGATTGGTGCCAAGATTGTAAGAGAGGTGGTGTAATGGAAGGCCTAGTAAAAAGACAAATGACAGAATTAGCAAAAAAGTTGAAGGGACATCAATACTATGGTGGCACTTTGCTTGGTCTTGCAGAATATGATCTGCAAATTAAAAATTACAAAAGAGACATTTATGGCGACTACGCAGCAGATGTTGCGGCTGTTTATAGTCAATATATCTATTTAGCAAAAAAGGTGGGTGAATAATGGAAAACAAAACTTACACATTCTATGAAGATCCAGGACATGGTTGGGTTGCCGTTCCAATGGATGATTTAATTGCTTTAGGGGTTGCCGACAAAATTACTAGCTACAGTTACTTGCTAGGTAATATGGCGTTTCTTGAAGAGGATTGTGATTTGCCAACTTTTGTAAGAGCCTACAAGAAAAAATTTGGCAAGGCTCCAAAAGGTAAAACGGTTTACCAAGAGTACACAAGCATAAGAAGTTATCCAAACTATGACTATGAAAAGGAGGTGGCGTAATGGAAATGATCGGTGGATATACTTGGGTTGAGAGACTTGAAATGACTATTGAAAATATTAAGTTTCAAAAGGGTAAGGTTTTTTGGGACGATCTTGAAAAACTTGAGTTAATACTAGAAGCGCTTAAAAAAAAGGAGGTGGCGTAAGCAACCACTAATACAAATCTGAGATCTCTACAACTTGGACGCCGTCTAGGTTGTAAGGTCTAAAATCATCTTTATCTTTACACCTCAACAACAACTCTAACGCTTGCTCATTACGAGCTCTGGCATACTCTAGTGCTTCATCAGATAGCGTATAAACCCCGTATGGGTAAGGGTGTGCCTTTTCCTGTGCAAGGAAGTTAAAACCATCAGCACGCAAGCCAGAGGCTTTACAGCCGTCGACATACAGCGCAGCTTGCATGTGATAGTTAAAACTATTAATTGCGTTACGAAAGCCACGCGGTGAAGCGTCACGACAGGTTTTCAGATCCCACACACGCTCACCGTCATACCAGTCGAGTCGACACTTGAAAGGGTGGCCATGGAGCTCAAAGACGAGCGTCAGCTCAGTCAGATCATCTTTAGCTGGCACATACTCTTGCACGACTGCACGCCTCTCCATACAGACGTCATACAAATCCCGGCTGATTGCTGTGCGCTCACCCACAGTTTCCATGAAGTTAGCATAGTCTTCCTTGCCGACTTTGGTTCTACGATCAATATTCGGTTGGATCACAAACTCATTATCAAACTTGTGGTGTTCTAAAAATACAGTATGTTGGACGCGGCCTTCGAGTAGAGCTGGCGTTTGCGTCATCTCTTTTTGATGCTTCCAGCGATACGGGCATTTGATGACCGCAGTCAGATCGTGAGATCTAAACGCTGGGATCTGTGCATACTCTTCGTACGGTATATCTTCGTATATACCTGGTTTCATATCTTCAAACATAATGTCCTCGGTAATGTGGCAGGCAACTAACTCATGTTGGAGTCATGTGAGTAGGAGGGTTGTTGCCTGCCTACAAACTAAAACGGAATATTATCTTCAGTTAATCCGCCTTTGCTATCGTCGCTATCAAAGTCGTCACTGTTCATTTCCGCCGCAGCTTGATCGGTTAAATTAGATAAATCATCAGCCATCGTGGTATCGGTTGATTGTCCAGCAGCTGCGATAAATTCATAGCTGCTAGAGATGTCTTCCTGTTGCCATGGTGGCAGAGTTTCATAGATGTCAGCCATGGCTTGGCCGTCAGGTGTTTTATTACCTTTAACAAAATCACAATACACATCGAGATCAAATATTTCTTGTTCGTTGTGGGTCTGAGCCTCCTTAATGCCGCCGTCTGGTCTTTGCAGATTAAGGATCTTTTGGTTGCCACCACCTGAGCCATCTGGCATCGGTTTCGTGTGACCAACCTCTATTCTGGCTGTGCAACCTAATAATTTTGTGATATCAAAACCTTTGAGTTCTTCCTCAGTAAAGCTTTTACCACGCCAGCTTTGTAAATCTTTGCGCAACGCAGCCATTTCAAACAACGATGCTGTATAGGTTTTTGAGACTACAAATGGTCTGCCGTCGTCCATTAAGGTTTTGTTCTCAGCTGGATCTAAAGCTTCTGTTACTTCAAAAGTTATTTGTAGTCTAGTTTTCTTGCTTTTTGTGCCTTGGTATTCTTGATCCGTGGTGCCAAGATCGACAATCCGATAACAGGTTCCTAGGTAAATGCCTTGTTGTAATTTTGGTAGAGCTTCGCCACCACCTTCGCCACTAATTGTTAAGCTCATGTATATTCCTCCATAATGTGTTTGCAAATTATAATAAACTTGGGTAATATTCTATACACTTTTATAAAAGAAGTAAACACAAAAAAAATAGCGATGGATTGATGTCATTAAAAATTAAAGGACCTAACAAAAATTTCAACAAACCTTTTACTAAGGATTACACCTCTCAATTTAGAGATTTCTTAGCCGAGCATGGCTATGAACCCGATCCCAATAAGGGATTGATTACCGATGGCTCTATAGGTCGAGCCTACATCAATATCGGCAATCAGCGTAAGCTCGTGGGTTGGTATCAGGCTTGGCTCGATCAATCATCCCCCTACGGTAGACTAGGCGATTATCGAGTCAGCACGGATCAACCCACAGCTACTTGGAAACCAGAAAATAGTAAAAGGTATCGCATGACCAAAGAGCAGAAGGCGGAGATCGAGGAGCTACGACGCCAGGCAGAGGTCAAGACAGCAGAAAAATATACGCAGGCCGCACAGCGTGCACAGTCTATTTGGGATCGAGCTGAGGATTGTGTGAAACATGAGTACCTGGAGAACAAACAGGTTTTATCGTATGGCTTGAAAAAGGACACGCACAATAACTTAGTGATCCCGATGAAGGATGGCCAGGGCACTATCGTTGGTCTCCAGTTTATTGCCGCCGATGGCTCTAAGCGTTTTCTCACTGGTTCTAAAAAAAGCGGTAGCTTTTTTCTGCTCGGCAGAGAGATCTTTAACAGCTCAGATACGCTCAATTATGCCGAAGGCTATGCGACCGCAGCGTCGATTTATGCAGATAGGTCACAGCCTGTAGTAGTGGCCTTTGATGCGTTTAATCTATCGCCAGTGGCTGAGGTTATGTATAAATACTTTCCTAATCACAAACACGTCTTTGTTGCTGATAACGATGATAGTCAAACAGGTGAGAGGGAAGCAAAGAAAGCGGCAGCTTATATCAAAAAAGTCGGTGGTTATGCCGAGATCCAAATGCCAGAGAGTAAGGGCGACTATAATGACCACAAGAACGAAGTTGCTGTCGTCGAAGGCGAAGTGGTCATGCAGAGTGTCGACGTGCCGGTGGAGTTTGACTTTGTCAGATCTGCAAGCGGACGCTTCTTGAACACCAAAGACAATATCGGTGGGGTGTTAGCAACGCACGGCGTTGATGTGCGCTACAACGTTATCAAGAAGAAGATGGAGATAGATATACCGAACATGACTTTTATTGCTGACATGCATGAGGAGGCTAGCCTGATAGAGATTGAAAATCGGTGTATTAATATGGGCATACCACATACTAAAGTGCGGGACTATTTAAAGGTGTTAGCACGCGAATACAACCCGGTGAAAGAATGGATAGAGAGCGAGCCGTGGGATGGAGTCGATAGACTGCCAGACTTTTTGGACTCGCTGACAACGGAGGAGACGGCGCAGTTACGCGATATGTTGCTGAAAAAATGGCTTATATCTTGCGTAGCTGCTGCCTTTGAGAAGAATGGCGTTGAGCTCGAAGGGATCCTCGTGTTGCAGGGCGCTCAAGGACTCGGGAAAACCTTATGGTTTAAGCGACTATGTGATTACAATAAAGGTTGGCTGTTAGAGGGTGCAACGCTGAATCCGTCGGATAAAGACAGCGTCAAGCGGGCGGTTAGCCATTGGATTGTCGAGCTAGGCGAGATCGAGTCGACGTTTAAGAAGTCGGACATCGATCAGCTGAAAGCGTTTGTAACGGCGAAGACGGATGAGCTGAGGTTGCCGTATGATCGGGCGTTTACGACCTATCAGCGCAGGACGGCGTTTTATGCATCAGTCAATGCACGCGAGTTTTTGACGGACACGTCGGGGAATCGAAGATTTTGGGTGTTGGCAGTGCGCGATATCAATGTCAATCATGGCGTCAACATGCAACAGCTGTGGGCGCAGGTTAAAGAGACGATGTATGTGCCTGGACAGAAGAATTGGTTTCTCTCACCAGATGAGCGTGAGCTCTTGCAAAACAGCAACGAGCAGTATCGTACGCAGTCGAGTGTGGAAGATCTGATCTTGGAGCATGTGGACTTTGAGAGTCAGGACACTAAGCCGGTACAAATGACGAAACTGTTGCGTGATCTTGGCATCAAGGCGCCAAGGATGCCTGACTTCAAAGAAGCAAGTCGGGTGTTACACGATAGAGGCATCGAGCCGCGCCGATCAAACGGCAAGAAGATCTTTGATCTGGATTACAGCGTAGCTGGAGATGACGAAAATTATGGCTCATACGCGGATAAATTTTGATGATTGAGGTGCTAAAAGAGATAATTGAGGTAGCGGCTGTTACCTTTTTTTCAGTGCTCGTGGCCTCGATTGTGGTCACAGGGATCGCCGCGATTATCACGGATCGCTTCTTTCGATGAGATTTCAAGGGGAAAAAGGGTATAGCACAGGGTATAGTAAAAGTAGCTGTACCCTGTCGCAATCCCTTGCTATGACTACGTTTCCTATATATAAGGGTATAGTGTATATATATACTATAATAAGGTTAAGTATAAGAATACATTCTTACGCGTTACATAATATATATAATAGAAGTGCTATACACTCTACACTGTACACTGATGAGTAAGGGTTCTAAAAGACGTCCCGGCAAACAGACGGTTTATAATCGGGAGTGGGAGAGAATATTTAAGAAGAAGGATAAACATGCCAAGACCAAAAAAGCCAACCAGTAAGAAATCACCAGCGCCGATTCAGTTTGATAAGGATAATGAATATAGCTTGACTGAAATGCAGGCCAGCTTTGTATGGCATTACACCGAAGGTGCGTGCGGTATGACCGAGGCCGCCAGAAAAGCTGGTTATGAATTTCCGAGCGCAAGCGCGAACAAGCTGCTGAATGGGAAGACGTATCCGAACGTGGTGAAAGCTATCAGGATCAAACAAGATGAGCTAGCAGAGAAGTATGCGATCACGCCACAGAAGACAGGCACGATGTTGTGGAAGGTGATGGAAAGCGCATACGAGAAAGGACAATACAATGCTGCCGTGTCAGCGATCAAAGAGCTGAATCAGCTCGCTGGTTTGTCTATCAATAGATCTCAGAATATCAACATTAACGCCAACCTAGAGAAGATGAGCCGGGAGCAAATCAAGGAAAGATTGGGACAATTACTCGGCGCAAATACTGACGACTATTCGCACAAAGATAAGTAGCTGTATAACTGTGTGAACGAGCGCACTTATCCAAAACCAAAAAATCTCAGAAAAAAAACAATATCCTCTAAAACCCTTATGTAGCAAGGCTTTCAGCCTATTGCAAACATGTATTGTTTTATGCATATAAGTGCAAATTGTGAGCACAACAGTAACAGGAGTCCCTTGGAACCGCTTTTTTACAGGGAAAAAGACATATTAGGGACCCCTACACCCCAATATTGGCCAGCGCGTTTACAGTTGTAGTTATAACTAGGTTTGACACACTGAATCACATGAAAAAATGATTCCTACCCCTTAACTTTACTAGCCAACATTTCCTAAGCTACAATCACTACATGGAAACCGACGGCATCAACGCATTGAATCCTGCTCCAGATGTAGGCGGTATTTTGCCACCACAAATAAATCGACCCGGACCAGTCATCGACTACCTCACTAGACCGATGGTTCCATCGCCAAAGTCCAGGCGTCGCGACACCCTCAAAGGCATAGCTCAGTTTATACCGTTTCTCAGTGGTGAATTAGCTAAAGCCGAAGGCGATAAACTTGGCGTGGCTTTATCCGGACTAGATTTTCTAGGCGCTGCTGGCGCACCAGCGAAAGCTGTTGTCAAAAAAGGCATAGACGCCATACCCGACCAAGCCACCAAAAATTTTTCCGATGCTATGAAATCTAAAAACCTAATGTTTGTTCACAATACTTCTGAGGAAGCAATCCGCAGCTTTGATGCTATGGGCGGTTTACCTTCACCCAGTCTAGCGGTAACCGAAAGCGAGATCCCGCTCAAAGGTTTTGGTAAAATCCAACTGATTGGCAAGCCAGAAAAGTTTGATCCAGCCATAGATCCTCGCAACAAAGTATATTCAGCTGATGCCTACACACCCAGAGCGCCAAAGAAACTTCGTTTAGCCAAAGATGGAGCTGAATCGAAACTTACCAAAGAGTACAAAGCGTTATCTGATAAATACAACAAAAATGAAATACTTGAACAAGGCCAATATGCTTTACGCAATCTGCAAAAAGACAATATGTATTACCCAGAAAATCGACTTGATGAGCTTGATAGGTTTTTAAACTCTGATTTAGCAAAACTTAAGTTTTTAAAAGACAAAGGATTCAAAGTAGACGACTTTCTTGAAGGACCAAGAAGTATGGCCATGGTTAATTTTGAAAGCGGCTTGGCTGCACTCAATCCAAACTCGCCATTCTTCAAACAAGCCACTGCTGATCCTGTATTTAGGATGACCAAAGATTTTAATAAATGGATGAAAAAAGAGAAAAACAAATATCTCTCCCAAGACGGCGTGCTGCAATACTTTGACGACTTTGAAGAAACCATGGTTACTAAACCCTACACTCTTGAGAACGCAGTCAATAGCATGATAAAAGAAACGCAACGCGGTGGTGAAGGCTTTGCTGGTGGTTATTCGCCAGCCAGAATGAAAGCACTCATGTCCAAGGAGCTCAAAGATCTGCCTGATATAAAAGCCGAACGCGGGAGGCTAACTCAGCAATCAGCACCATCATACAGCTTAGATCAACAAATTGGAGAAGTGATTGAAAAATATGATTTTCCTTTTGACGATCAAGACGCACTTTACTTTGGTGAAAAATTACTTGAGGATGTAGGCGAAGCCTTAGAAGGTGGTCAAAAGTTTAATCAACTTATGATAGAACGCGCTTATTTCAACACGATTAATAAATTAGACATAACCTCCGTCAACCCATACGAGCTACCTAAAGGACTTACAAAAGATCTTGAAGATATATTTATCAAAAACGCTACCCGCAATGTCGAATACTTTGAGGCTAAGCCAATCCGAGCTGTTGGCTTTGATGAATTTGCAGGCGCTATTGTGCCTAAAGATACCAGCAAAGATGTTATCGATATCCTACAAAAACGCGGCTTGAAAGTTATCAAACAAACCGATGCCGACTTTACCAAAGATTTTTTTAAAACTGGTGCCCGAAAAAAACATTTCCAAGATCAGATGTTTTCCTTCGCACCTGTCGCAGGCGCTGGTGGAGTAGCCGCGCTGTCAATCGACAAAAATACTGAGGATGAAGATAAAGGCCTAGGCTCGTTGTAAATTAAGTTTGCAATTTTGTGCAGATTTTGAGAAACTTTTGCAATGGCTAAAAAATTTATCCATGT